GGATGGGCAATCTATTTTGGATTCCTTGAAGTATCATGCTTCCAATCACAGACTTAATTTGGATAATTCAGATTCTCCTAGTTCTGCACAGAGGGACTTGGTTGTTTCTGTTTTAGAGGACGCCTACAAGCCAGCAATGGTAGGGGTGAAATTTGAGACGGAATATACTATTGATACCTTTATGTCTGATCTTAGAGATGTTGATATGCAGGCTACGCCGGGTTTTCCCTGGAATGCCAGCTATTCGACAAATTCTGATTTCCTTATGAAAGACGGTGAATTAAATTTACAGAATGTTTATCAGTTATACCTTACGGTTAAGGATAGGCTTGAAACCCTGGCGTCCTGCCCGGTCTCTGATGATATCAATCTTTTCATTAAGAATGAACCTCATAAGAAGACTAAGCAAGAAACGGGGGCTTGGCGATTGATCTCGGCGGTCGGTTTGACTGACTGCATGGTTGATCGCTATTTGTTTGGTCCTTTCTTTAATGCCTGCTATACTTCTTTTGGAGTCACTCAGACCCCGAATAAAGCTGGCTGGACTCCCTTTAAGGGTGGTTATAGATATTTTGTGAAGAAATGGAAGAAAATGGCTAAGCTTTTGCTTGCTGACAAGAAAAGTTGGGATTGGACCATGCTAGCATGGATAGTTCAAGTTTTGACTGAGCTGATGATCAGATTCTGTGGGACCGACGCGAAGCGTATTGCCCAAATCAGGAACCGAATGTTGGCACTGTTCACTTATTGTACCTATTCTGTTGGTGGCAAGGTGCGATTTTCTCAAGTTTTCACCGGAGTTATGAAGTCTGGTTGTCTTGGAACAATCGTCTGGAATGGAGTTGCTCAGGTAGCGTTGCATGTACTTGCCTCATTGCGAGGTGGGTTTCCTATGTTTCCTTTGCCTGACTCTATGGGAGATGATACAGTCCAAGCTGCTATGAAGGATGTTGAGGGGTATATGAAAGAGCTTAATAGAGCAGGATGTATAGCTCGCGAATACCACGTGGTCGACCTTGAGAAAGGGGATAGCGTGGAATTTGCGGGCACTTTGATGACCGAAAGGGAATCTAGGCCATCTTATTTGAAGAAGCACTTGATAATGCTCCTCTACTCTTCTGATTTCAAGAAAGAGTCTTTGGAGAGTTATTCTTTCCTTTATACTTTTGTTCCGGACATGTTCAACAGGATACAAGGCTGGTCTTCTTTCATTGGAGGTACTAACTATTCTAGAAGTTACCTTACTAATTGGTATAATGGAC